CCCTGCCATATTATTGAGGCATTACTGTTCATGCCAACACCAGAATGAAACCTAGTGACATCTGTAGAACCATGTAATGCAGATACCAAAGTCAGTGTATAAAGTTCAATGACAGATTTGTTTGTCAGTGCCTGAAGTTCTGCTGTAGGTAATCCCATTTACGGTTCAAATACCTCCCTGAAAGTGCAATTTAGTATTGCTCTGTTGTTATATGGTATGGTTTTTGTCCATGATTGGCAGACAAATTTACCAGCCCCTGATAATGTGACCGATACATTACCACTATTTGTTGCAGAAGAAGCTGCCGTGACCGTGAATGTATTGTCATCAGCAGTTGTGGCGATTGCAAAATCACCATCGGTTGCAGACCCTGAAGTGTAGTCAATAGTCACAACATCACCGATGGCAAGTCCATGATCACTTATGGTTATGGTGACAGTAGTTCCGCTTTGGCTATATGTACCTGTTTTTGTAAAGCCTTCCCCTGGAGGTGTAAAGGTAAAACTTGCCTGATCATTTACACGACTTCGCAAAAATCCTTCTATGACATCAGATTGCGTTTCTGAAACATTGAAAGTAAGATCATATACTTTTGGATCTTGGGTCAGTGGAAGGCCAAACAATGCTCTGAACTCATACCCATCACCAAGCCTTGTTGATCTGATTCTCGGTGCGCTTGTTTTTCTCATCCCATAAGTGGGTTGAATAGAAGGAAAAGTAGCCATTTATCTAGTTAGTAAACCTCCAGGTCTTTTTTCTTTTATCAGTTGTGCCTGTACAGCTGCCCCTATCGCTGCCCCCAAAGCCTGTGCATCTGTACTGTTGCCAGCCACAGAAGAACCCGAAGCATCTACGTTTACTGTAACCATGTTTGTTGTATTATCACCTCCACCGATTGCATCATTAGGAATTATAGTACCAGCAACTTTTGGCACAAATAACTCTGGCCCACGTTCACCAACTATAGATGCTTTGCCTACTGGTGGCCGACCCCCATCTGCAAATAACCCACCTAAAATACCACCCAAGAAACCACCAATACCTTTTCCTTTTTCACCAGAAGCTGACTTTCCAAAGTTTTCACCAAAATTCCCAAGGATTTTATCAATCTGTGCATCAATAATTTTATCTCTGATTCTATTCAATACATTTGTCATGGCCTGTCCAAAAGATTGTGCGCCTGTAATCGCATCTCTTAAATTACTCTTGATACTTGTTTCAATTTCTTCACCCACTGCCGTCATTTTTTCTTTTAATTTTGCTGCTGCCTCTTGATTTTTCTTTTGCAGCTCCTCTTGTTCCTGTAATTTTTTATTCTGTTTTTCTATTTCATTTGTTTTATCTATTTCTGTAAGTAATCTTTTTTGAACCTGATCATAGTTTTTATTGAGTTCTTGTAGTTGTCTTTTCAATGATGCCTCTGCTCTTTTATTATTGTTTTCCTGTGCTGTACCTAATCTCTGTAAAAGTTTCTGTCTTGTAATAAATAATCTATTTAATTCACTTTTTAATGCGGCCTTATCTCCTTCTTTCAATGCTTCTGTAAATTTTTTCTGTTCAGAAGTAACTTTTATTAAAGCAGTTACAACACCACCGATTGCTGTTGCTATTGCAACAAATGGTATTGCGTTGAGGGCTATGGTAAGAACACCCCCCGCTGCTGCAACTTTAATCAACCCTGCGGCTAAAATTGGCAGAAGCACAGACACACCTTTTGCTGCAAATGCTATCGCTGCAAATATCGCAGCAGTTTTTCCAATCGGTGAATTAACAAACTCAACTGATGCTTTTGTCAGTTCCGTTAATGCTCTGATCACAGGCAAAATGGCTGGGGTAAGTTGTTCTCCTACTGCCCTTGATAAGTTTTCAGCTTCATTACTTAGATTTTTAAATACCTGTGTCGGGTCATTGTCCAAGATCGCCTTCAAATCCTCGCCACCCTGTTTTCCTAGTTGTCTCAATGCCCTGATCACCACATCACTTGTTAACTTACCCTGGGCAGCAAGTTCTTTCAGTTTACCTACATCTACATCCAACTCATCTGCCAATGGTTTGAGAATCAATGGAATCTGCTCTGATACGCTTCTAAATTCATCTCCAGCCAACCTACCAGAACCAAGAGCCTGTGCTAACTGTCTAAAGGCATTGGAGGCTTCCTGTGCATTTGCACCGCCTAATTTTGCAGCAGTATTAAAACCGATGAAAGTTGTTCTAATATCTTCCAGACTTACCCCTAATGGCTTTAGTCTTGCTGTAATATTTGTAACACCCTCAAGAGCTTCTGTTGCACTAAGACCAAATAATTTCTGACCGTCAGTTGCAATTTTTTGAGCAGCAGAAAAATCTCCTGTTGCTTTTGTAAGTAGTCCTAAACGTAAATTCAATTTATCAAAATTGATTGATGTTCTTACTGCCTGTCTTGCCAATAATCCAAGACCAACACCACCAATAGCTGCTTTTAAACCACCAAACGATCTTTCAAGCGCATTTGTTCTATTTTGTACACCCTGCAAGGCTCTTGTTGCACCACTGGCATCAACTCTTAGGGTAACAACTGACTCTGCCACAAATAAAAAAAGCCTTTATTATATATTACCTTGAATTGCGTTTTTGTCGTTGCAAAGCTTTCTTTTCTTCTTCACGTTTGTTTTCATAATATGCAGCCCAATATATCAACTCTTCTTCTGATAAAGAAGTTCTCAGTTCATTTATTGTTTTACCAAGTTCTGTTGCGAGAAAAAATTCAAAGTTAAGCCAACTATCTCGCCTTATTCGTTTTTTGCTGTATCAATATCAAGCTCAATATCAAACAAAAATAATTCAAGATCATTTAATACCTTTTCAGGAAGTGATCTTTGTAATATCGGAGCATCTGACATATCAAAAGCTGGAGTGCCATCTTCTTTTTGTGCCATCTTGCAAAGTAACTGAGTTGAAACTGTCAGTGCTTCATCAGTGCCTGCTAACTGCTGCGCCTTTTGTCTGTCAAATCTTGTTATCGGTGGAAAATATATTGTGGTCAAAAGTTTACCAGATGCGTCTTTCAGTTCATATTTACGTCTCACGGTCATCTCATCTTTATATGCACCGATGAGTAGGTCTGCTGTTCTTTGATTTGTCATAAGTTGGGGTTGATTAATGGATTAGTTAGATTGCTGAAGTAATAGTTCCAGTTGGCTTGAATGTGATGCTGATAGTATTAGCTTCACCAAGAGTGGAACTTTGGTCAAAACTGGTAATGATGCCGTTGAATGATATTTTCTTTGTGGCACTTGAACTGTCTGGGAAAAGTTCAAAAGATGCTGTTCCAGCATCACCAGTTGTCAAAACACCATCAACAAAAGTTGCTGTCTCACCAGAGGCTGAATCATCATAAAGAAGTTCTGCTGTTCCCTCACCTTCAATAAGACCACCGACAAATGCCTTGAAAGTGTCGCCTTGTGCTGTTGTTTCCTGAATGTCTTTGGTGATAGACATTGACCAGCTTGTAGTTCCTAATACAGGGTTAACTGAAGAGCCAGCGTCATCAAATTTAACTTGCCCAACATCACCTTTAACCTTTGCCATAACAAAAAAAAGAAAGATTTATAAATATATTAACCTTTTTCTGACTTTTTTACAGCCTTTTTATTTGCTTGTTGTTTTTCCATGTATCTTCTGCATTGATTATCCCAATATTGTGGCTCTCTTCTGCCTTTTACAGCCTCGATAACATCAAGCATTTCTTCTGTGATTTCCATTTACAGATCCTCATAAACATTAAAAGTAATTCTAATCTGTGTTTGAAACTTACCTTCTGGACTTGATGCAAATACTTCAGGGCCGACAGGAGAATCAAAAATTACATTAGATACTGTCACTCTATTGTATAAGTCTCTCAATCTCTTGCAAATGGTGTAATTAGACCCTGCCCCAATACCTTCTTCTGTAAATATATTAAGAACGACCAGACCGACAACATTATTTGTCGCTGCGTTTGTATCTCCCTGCGTCAGATATTCATTTGCACCGAAACTTGTAAGACATTGAACAAAGGTATCTTCTGTTGTCGAATCAAATGCCATATTATTGAATATGACAGGGATAACTGGACTGGATGCAAGTTCTGTTGCGAGTCTCGCCTCTATTGTGGATCTGACGGTATTAAGATCTGTTGCTGCCATTATTTTTTCCTCACTATTCTTGCAAGTTGTCTAGGAATATAATTTGTTGTCAGTTCTTTTGCAATAAGTTCTGGAAATCCAGCAACAGTATTTTGTCTAGTTCTATATTGACCACCCCATGATGGCGGTAAATTTATTCCAAAACAAACAGGCTCTGCATAAGGTAAATTATTTGTAATTGTTCCTTTTAATGGTTTTATTTGTGTTTGCCATGCTTCACGAAGTGAACCTCCAGAACCATGCTCTAGTAAAGCTTTTTTAAACGGAACTACTTGACCATTTGGTAATGTAAAAAAATCAGGTATTGAATCTAAATCAGGGTAATTATCTAAAGAAAAAACTGGAGTTGCTTTTTTTACTCTTCTAGTCCACTCAAGAGTTGTAGCACGAACCAAATCAACTACTAAATCTTTAAAAAAATCATCTATTTGATCTATTCTTATTTGTCTTGCCATAGTTACCTCAAGATAAGATCAAAACTTATTGCTGTATTATTTTGTTCATTTGTAATCACTTGGATAATCTTAAACTCAACACTGCTTATCACAACTCTATCTTTTGTTGTTGGTATAAATGATAAATCCCCTGCTGATATTGTTAATCTTTTATCCTGTGACTCAATCAGATCATTTACCTCTGATCTGTTTACATTTGTTAACGCACCTTTGACGGTAGTATCAGATGTGGATTCTGTAATAGCTCCAGTGGTTGTGTTATAACTGCCAGCCGTTACCTGTCTGATAGTCACATCACCTCCAAGTTTGCTCAGAGTCTTTGATGCT